CTAACTGATTTCTCCCCATAAGTCACCTAATATCTGATTAGGTGGGGCAGAACCATTCCATGTTCTAATAGGCAAGTAATAACGTTGCCCCTCCCATGTATATCCTACCCAAACATGACCATCTTGTAACATCACTTCTGTATAATCACAATATCCACCAGGTTGGAACTGATAACCCACTGGACAAGATAAGAATGGCCCCACTTTTCTTACTGTGATTGGTTGATTGCCGTTTGTGAATCTAGCACTTTCTTCCATGTAGTAAGTACCATATTTATTACGTTTCCATGCACTTGCAACTGGTTTAACTGTATTACTTGAAGCGCTTGACTCATTAGAGACAGTGGCAACCGGTATTTTACCATCCATGTACGCCCTAATCTGCTTGATAAAGTAGTCTTTAAGTTGCAACCGCTTGTCTTCTGGCAATAGACCGCGAGTTACTGGGTCAAAACCAGTGTGTAAAACCGAACTTCTATGAGGGCATGATGTTGAAGTAAATTCATTGTGCAATCTGATTGTATTTCTGTTTGCTGGTAATCCCCATTTTTTCAACAATCTAGCGCATTCTTGGAAAGTTGCCTGTTCATTTTTTAAGAATGTCGCGTTATCTGCGCCCATTGATTGACATACTTCAATACCGTAATAATATTTATTACCTATTTGATTAGCGGTATGCCAACCTACTTGTGATTCATCTAAGGCTTGCCAAACTGTGTTGCCTGATACGTAACTATGCGCAATGCCCGCTTCTAATCTTGATAAAGGTGCATTTACTAATCCGTTACGATATGCTTCAGCAGTCGCCCCTTTGCTTCCTGCGTCGTTGTGTATAACTACGTTTGTTTTGTTAGGTCGTTAATCTAACTCTAGGTTTATCCCTAGCACTCTCATTACAAGACGTGACCAGACTATATGTTTCTATCTACATGAGATAGTTCTTCTTTCGAGTTCACTTGAACCCTACGAGGACGCAATCCTCTAGTCGTTGAACATTCTCCTTGTACTAAGAAGTATTTAGGAGTAGTGCTGCTAAACAAACCAATCCTTAAACTTGTTAAACCTTCACAAAGTCTTTTCAGCTTTATTGTGGTATTAAGGCTCTAAGGTTCTTCAAAGCAATTTATGTTTTTAGTACATATACATCGCTATATATGCAGCGCTTAAATGAATTCCCATTTATATTTATAACAGTGATTTCTTTTACCACGTATTGCGTCGCTAATATGATTACCATATCCCTGTCTTTTTGCTTCAGCAATAGATGGAAAATAAACTTCTTCTCCAGTAATTATATGAGTTCCTTTGATTTTCTTACTTCTTTTACCATTTGTAGATTTTTTAATAGATCTTTCGATTCTAGTTCCATAATTATTATTTTCTTTAGAAGTTATATATTCTAGGTTTTCTAGACGATTATCACTTTTATCTTCGTTTTTATGATTAACTTCATAACCTAACTTCTTCTCTCCGACAAATGCTTCCATAACCAAATTGTGAACGTATCTTGATTTTCTTATGCTATTTTTATTTAAAGTGACTTGAAAATAATCAAATGCTACTTTATTTGGTTTTAAAATCACAGTCGGGTAAGTTCTTGTCACAGAACCTCCATGTTTAACAACTCTTTTTAAGGACTTAACTCTGCCCATATTCGAAACCATATAATAACCTTCGTAATTTATAACATCTTTCCAAATCTCTGTCATATCAGCACCCCTATATCATTATAAAGGTACTATATCATATTTATGAAAAATTCACTATTATTTACGCCTTTAGGATTACCACCACGTTTAGGAAGGTCATAACCTTTAACCACATCTTTGATAATTTTAAGTTCTACCGCTTTAGGTTGTGGCTTAGCTGTTTCCTTTTTAGATGCTTGCGTAGGAGATTGTATTGATCGTGGAGCTGTTTCGCTTTTGAAGTTAGGACGGATAAACCACATAGGGAAATCGTAAGCATGTTGTCGTCTTGTAACTTTTTCCCAACCCCAGCCGGGTTGTTCGATTCTGTCAGTCCAGCCACCGCCTAGCCAATTCTGCTCATATACAATGATATAATCTAAAGTTGCTTCAATTACCCATGCTACGTGTCCGTATCCTGCACCGTAATTGCTACCGAATACAACCATGTCGCCGGGTTGTGCCAAAAAGTCCGGTGTATTTTGGTATACAGTAGCTAGTCCATCGAAATTGTTTGCAAATGGTATATCTTTTGCACCTAAACCTTTCAGAAGTAATCCAAACAAAACTTTCCAACCAGCATTGGCATAATCAAAGCATTGAAATCCATACCATAAGTCCACATTGAATTGTTTTCCCTCAGAAGTTTTCAACCACTCTATAAACTCTTTTTTAGTTAATTTTGCTTGCATTGTCGCCACCTCCATGATGATACTCATTCACATCAAAGCCAACATCGTTAGAGGCGTCTGTGAAAGGTTGTGATGTATCATATTCTTTTGGTGCTTTCGTGCTTAATTCCGGCGTTAAACTGCTGTCTTGTGATGATTTCCACGTAACTTGTTGTTCTTCTTTATTGCTATCTCTAGGCGCTTGATATGTCTGTGCTATAGATGAATCTGAGACGCCTTTTGACGTTGGGTCAGTAATAACGCCAATACCTGTAAGTAACGTGAGGATAGCGCCTATAATTGCGCTAGCTTGATTTAATTGAGTAGATAAATCTAATCCGAATAAATCCGTGACTTGCTTGATAAATAGCAACAATGCTCCAACTAAACCAGTTAGTACTGCTTTGTTTTTGAATCTCAATTTCCAGTTAATATCCATTTGTTTGCTCCTTTTATCCAAAATAAAAAAACGACTAAAAATTAGTCGTTTAAAATTATTCAATGGTCAATGTCGGAGATCCTGAATAAACATCACTTATAGTGACATACAACATCCCTGAAGGATTACTAAAGTTGATATTTTTACTTGCAACTCCGCTATTGACTCCTGATATTCCTAAATCACTTGATCCTAAATTAGTTTGCGAAACCCTCATTATACCGCTGCGTACATTTTCTATTGTCACCTGATAATTTTTGTTAGGTTCAACTCCATTTATTGTCCATTTTGCTGTTGAATCTTCTATGCTATCCGGATATTTATTTTTAGGTAAGGGTTTAATTACAAAAGACGGCGGTTTAGACCAAACTTTTGTATTACCTGCAAATACTTTAGAGTATTCAACCCCTTTGTATACCAATTTCTTTACACCTTTTAAATTAACTTCCATGTCATCACCCTTTAATTAAATATAACGTATTCGGGTCTTTTTGATATATATAGTTATATTCATTTTCTGTTCCTGTCCAAATTTTAACCGTCGGTTGAGATGCGCCTTTTAGTTGATATAAATTATCCGCTTGTTGTTTAGTAAAAGCTTGAGACGACAAAACATACCTCTCGTCATGATTATGATTTATGTCTGATTTTCTTGATAAAGCATTTTCTAATCCTTCAATCTGTTTGATTGTATGACTATGATTTTTATCTGCATACAAACTGTTTAATGTTTGTTTGAACCTCTCAAAATCTTCTGTACTAACTTTTGAGCCAATCTGTTGCAATACACTTTCTGAAATAGAGTTGTTTTGTATTGCTTCTGCTAATTCTCTTAGTGTATTCATAGATTCAGGCGCGCTATCAACTAGTTCAGCAATTTTTGAATCTGTATACGTTTTAGAGTCTTTGAGAGTTGCCTCTTTGTTTTTTTCAACTTCTTGCAATTTATCTTCTAACCCTTCAACATTTGCGATATTGATTTTGTCCAATAACTCAGGTTCTGCTTTGATATCTGTATCTTTACCGTCAATTTGCCACATTTTAGTGTCAGGATTGATTGATACTACAGTACCGTTTTTACCGGGTGCGCCTTGTTCTCCTTTTTTACCTGCTTCACCTTTTGCACCAGGTTGTCCCGGTTCGCCTTTATCACCTTTCGCACCTTTAAATCTACTTTCATTCTTTTCGATGTAAGAAATAACATCTTTATCTATTTTCTCTTTAAAGTCTTTGTTCAATAAATCTGTCGCGTTATCTTTTAAGATTCTCATAATAGCATCATCTACCAATTTAACATCGATTTCTTTTGCTACAGCAGATTCAATACCACTATCAACGATATTGAAAGAAAAGTTTGCGACATGTATTTTTTCTTCTTCTTTCTCTAAAAACAGCTTACAGCGAACATAACCAGCGTGTTTGATAACCTTTTTAGGTATCTTGTAGGTAAGGAACCCTTTTACAACATCGTCGATAATAAGGGGCTCATTTTTGAATATAGAGCCATCTTCCATAAACAAATGTAATCTAGGTGTTAAGCCATGTGCTTTTAGATCGATACGACCTTGTTTGTCATTGATACCTATTCTTATAGATGCTGTATTTTCATCTTCAGTGTAAAATCGACAGCCAATGTCACCTAAGTCAACACCATCATTTTTTATTCTCGTTTCAACATCTTTTATTTTGTACATTTACACACCTCTTTATTTATATTTATCCCTTGTGAAGTAGATACCTTTTAAGCCGATTTGTTTATATAACTTAGCGATTGTACTTGCTTGATGTTGGCACCACTCTATAGCAGTAGCGTATTGGTGGGTAGCTGGATTCTTAGGATTCCATCTAATTCGGTACAATGTGTTTTGACCTTTATTGATGTAATCCTTTCTTACGAAGCTAGCACCGCCCATGATTGCTTTTGCTGGAGATGTCCAACCTTTATTTTTAGCAAACGTCATTGCATAATCAGGGTCGTTGTCGAATGCACCAATACCGAAGTAATTATATGCACCGTATCTACCACTAGCGAAGTTACTTGTTCCGTATCCACTTTCTAAGAAAGCGTGCGCGATCAAATAAATTTCGTTAATGTTGTTTTTCTTACAAGCTTCCGCGAATGCTTTGCCTTGTCCGTCGAGCGTTCCTTTTCCTTTAAGTATTTTGTTAAGCGCACTAACTGAAATGCCTTGATACTTGCCTAAATTAAGCATTTGATAGCATTGCGTGTTACTTTCCCATATTCGCTTAACATTCATTGCCGAGCTCGTTTGTGCTCGTGTTGCATTAGCCCAGCCCCATGTATGAGATTTTTTCGGGTTACCCCTAGACATTTGTCTATCCAGTGCTTGCTGGAATGTGAATGGACTTGTTTCAGTAACGATGCTTGGTTTTTCGTCTGATGGAGTAGGGCCTCGTGTGGACGCACTGTCAACTGATGTTTTATCACTAATTCTTATTGTTGTTTTTGTCGTTACTTCTTTTATATTTTCTCGTGTCAATATATCTCGTTTAATGTATGTCTCAAGCATTTTCTTTTTAACTTGCTCATACTTTGCGTTATCCGGTATACCTTGCTTAATCAAGTCGTAATTAATTAAATCTTTCATACTACGCCAAATATTAGGGTCTACCTTTAACGTCGTTTCAGATAAGTTTTTATCAATCCCTGACAATAACCAAACACCACGTATTAACGCTTGTATTTGATTCAATAAGAATTGTCGTTTGCTATCTGTTTGACCACCACATACTTCAATAACTAGCCAATTAGGGTGACGCGGGTCATCAAAATTGGTTGGTCTAGCAAGCCATGTAGCCTCTCTATCGACATATAAATGCGGTATTTCATAATCGCTTATAAACTTATTTCTTTGCGTATACAGTTCGTCTACAGAACGCATATGCATTGATTCTTTTATATATAACCCTTGAATATCTGAGCGTTCATCACCCATTACAACTATATGATCAATGAAGTGCTCTTTTTTATCTAAAACATTGCTGTAAGCAGTGTATTTTACTGTTTTAACTTCTTTAAATTGCGGTTTCTTCGCTTCGCCAGTAATTGTTGAGTCATTGGCTTTTGATGCTGAACTTGTATCAGTACTACTAGGTTTGCTAGTATCTTTTGAATATGGAGGTCTGACAAAGCCTGTAACACTTACATAAGGGTGTCTTACTAAACTTCCCGGAGAACCTGTCCAACTATTAGAATTAACCCAGTTTTGGTCAACGCTATAAAAATAACTTTTATTAGATGGTCCTACTACTATTGCGGTGTGTCCGTCCGAACCTATTCCGTTGCCAGGGTGCCAAACTGCGATGTCTCCAGGTTCCGGTACAAATCCAGATGAATAACGATAGAATCGGAAACCCTTAGGATATCTGTAATTAGCCATATCCTTAGCATTGCCCCATGTTACAAAACCCCAATATCTTTTAAAAATAAAGTTAGGTGTATCCCAACATTGACTGCCCCGATAATTATCTATATTAATCCTCTTACCAATATTCGACTTTGCCCACTCCACCACTTCACTAGCTGTAGGCTTTCTAGTCTTTGGGTTAGGTAATCCCATGTATGCACCTCATTTCAATCAAAATAAAAAGCCAGTGCCGAAGCACTGACTCTTAACTGTTATTTACATTTACCAAACCAGAAGCACGCCCAGAAGCTATATCCTAAAATCCCTTTAAGCATGGTAATCACCTCCTTTAAATACCAAAAATAGTTCTTAGTAAAGCTATGACAATCGTACTGAAGATAGTCCCTATCAAACCGAGAATCCACATTTTCATATCGCGTATATTTTTGTCGTTTTCTTTCTTATTTTTTTCGTCTATCTGTCTTTCCCTCTGGATAGCATCTAAAGTTTTATCTAATTTAATGTTAACTTGCTCTTGAGTTTTTTGACCTAATTTAATCTCATTGAGAGTGCTAAGCATTGTTTTATCATTCTCTTCTAATCTTCTAATTCGCCATTCATGTTCGTGCCGTTTGGTAAATCCAAACATTACGCCACCTACTTTGTGTTAAATTAAAAAGCCTCAAGCATTACACCTGTGACTTTTCATCTTTTGCCTCTGGATATTTTTCACCAGTGATCAATGCATATTCTTCTTTGTCGATTACACCCATGTCTACGTACCACTTAATTTGCTCATTTTTATAGCAACCCCACACATAAAAAGTTTTAATGTCTTTAAAAGTTGGATAAATCATCTTCATCATTTAAACGTCCCCCTCAGTATTTGTTTTGTTAGTTTTCAGTTCGGTCAACTGTTGTGTTAACATAGCGTTTTGTTGAGCTAATTCCATTGTTAATACGTTTACTTGTGCCACCTGCATTTGCATACTCGCAACCATTCCGCGAAGTTCCTCATCACTTAAATCTGACGCACTTTGTTGGTTTGATGCATTCGGTACGTCTTCTTTTTCGAAATTGCTATTGTATTTAATTTCGCCGTTAGTGAAAACAAACTTTCTAGGTTCGAACTCTTCTTTAAATTTAATAGGCACATTGTTATCATCTACATCTAAACTATTGCGTAAACCGCCAGTATTAACGAATCCGATAACTTCGTTTTTATCGTTTACTGTGATTTTCATTATTTCCACCCCATAATTTTAGTTATAGTAACTTTGTTGGCATTCGCTCCAGAACCTGATGTTTTACCTAAATCAAAGTACACATCGTTATCTATTCTTAAAGTAGTGCTACTTGTTTTGGATAGTAAGCACTCATAAATACCGCCACCGTTGCCGTCTGAGTCAACTACATTCGCTTTACTCAATTGAATCGCGTTAGGTAATGCGGTTAGTCCGAATCCCTCAATAACGCCACCTGGATAAGTTCCACTTACCAACAAAATAGAATAGTTTGTGTACGGTTCAGTTAGATTGATTGTTGTACCTACACCATTTGCGCCACCGTCGAACAATACCGTTGATTTATGTTCATTAGGAACTGTCCACTGTTGCTCAAGTCTGCCGTTTGTGATTGATCGTGTGTAAATCTTTTTAGAGTTATAAGGTGTGAAGTTAAATAGCTTGTTTGTATCATCTTTAACGAATACCGATAAATAACCCTCATAACTTTCAACGCTACCTGGTAAATCCGGCACTCTTGTTGCATAGTAATTACCAGCAGTTAAATATCCCAAATCGCCTTGCGCATTATTTAAGTTAACTTGAATTGATTGACCATTCGCCTCTGTCATCTTATGTTGTTGCCAGCTCGTTGTTCCGAATTTATCATCTACATACTGCTTAGCTTGATTTAAAGCGTTGTTAGCCGTTTCTTCAACAAATTTCTTCGTTAATTCTTCGTCAACTTTTTTATAGAACTGATACCATGTGCCACCGATTTTATATTTTGTGTACTCATCATTTGAATCGTCTGGATACCATGTAGCACGAGCTGTACTGTCATCAACAACATAAACAACTAACAAGCCTGATTTCCCTAAAGTATTCGTAGTTGCTGAAACTTCAGAACCATCATCAACGCCATCTTCTTTAGGCGTCTCTAAAGTGCCTATATCTTTAAATGTTGGCGCATCTGTTGCGCTAGTGATATGAATAATCCTAGATGTGTTAATTGCGCTTAAAACGCTATCTATGGACTGCTCAGACGATTCAATTGCTTTACCGTAATCATCAGTAAGTTTAGACTTTTGCCAATTTGTTGTTGAATTACCTTTAACAAGGTCAGCGCCATTGATTTGTTGTTCAACTTCGTTAACACGTTCAAAAATCGCTTGCTCTTTATCAACTATTTTATCGAATTCAGCTGTAACAGCTTGTGTTGCACTAGTTTGCGTCGCAGTAATAGCTTGTATAGCTTCGTTTTCCTTGATTTCGATTTGTTGAATGCCTTTTGTCGCACTATCATTCACTTTTGCTATTAACGTTTGTGTATCAGCCATATTTTGCTTTAATTGGTTAAAGTCTTTACCGACAGCTTCGATAGTATCTTGAATAGATTTGATATAAACAAGCTTTGTTATACCATCAAACCCACTAACTAAATCATTTTCAATATTGAAGCTAAATTGACGTTCAACAACAACATTATTACTCCCGTTTTGTGTAAAGAATGCCTGAGCATGCACCTTGCCTGAATGTTTTAAAAATTCATTCGGTATCACATACTGCAAACGCCCATTAATTGCGTCTACTATCGTTAATTCGTCTGAAATATAAGCGCCTCTATCTACGTTATAATCATCGGTTTTTAACACGATAGATGTTTTAACATGTTCAGAACTTATAGATAACGGTCTGTTATTCTTAGTTACTGCAAAATTTAAAACACCAGTTCCTCTATCTGATTCATAGAAACTGATGTTTGTGTCAATAACCGGATTATATTGTGATGTTGTTTGTAACTCGATTAAGTTATCGTCTTTCGAAAAATTATCTACTACCATTATTCAACCACCTTTCCCTCGAATAAACTCCATTTACCAACGCCACCAGTACCAAAGTTTCTAACTAAAAATTGATGTGCAGACGGGAAGTTATTACGTCTTAATACTTGTGTTGTGTTACCTGGTGTATTCGATTTTACTTCTAATATCCAACCTGCAATACCTTTAAAGTCTTTAGGAAAATCAGTAAATCGGTTTGATTCTTCTGTAGTGATATAGAAGTCTAGGCCAACGATTTTTAAATCAGATAGCTTAGTAATACTTTTCGGAATATGTTCCCAAAAACCTGCACTTTGTGGGTTGAAGTTCCATGAACCGTTGTTTTTCTTGTTAAAGATGTCGATAACACGTTCAAATTTGAGCATATTTCTACCTGTGCTATTTCTGGTAAGTACTTGTCTTAGAGCACCATTATAGTGTCCAGGCAGTACATCAAAGAACCAACCTGCATCTCTAAACGCTTTCGGTAACGGGAAATCTAATGCATTTTGTGTGTCTTGCGTATAGATATAGTAATGACCAACTTCCGTAATATCACTTAGATATGCTGGGTTCTGTATTGGTAACGGTTTAACACGTCCGCCTGAATCAGTCATCGATACTTGAGGTGCAATGTTTTTTAAGAATTGGTTAACACCTCTTTGGCCGATGGAATAAATTGAGTGATGTCTGTTGTTACCAGGTCCAATAGTTACCCCTATTAAAAGCGCTTTGCGTCCTGTTTCTAGATCGTAATACATATCTAGACCCTCAGCTTCTTGGAAGTCTCCTTTAAAGTTATTATTCACACCGCCAATATCGATACGTCGTTTAAATAACAATTCTTTTGTTTTTATATCGAAACCTTGTAAGTAGTTAGGGTTGGCTGTATTCGAATCACCTGTATACCAATATAAGATACCTGCATCATAAGTGATACCTTGCATAGGTTGTGTATCTGAAGTGTATTCCATAGGTATATCCATTTGATACAATACTTTGTCTATACCTTTATCAATATCGTCAGCACTTCTAACCTCAACAAAGTTCAACGAATTCTTAAGTTGTCTTTCAGTGGGTTTATATTCACGTCTAAAAATCATTAAATTTTCTACCGGATTATAAATCGCTGACGTATATCTGTCGTTAAATATATTCGGCATGACATCTTGCATTTCATTACCATAAGTTATTTCTCCAGTTCTATATTGGAAACGTACAAACTTGTTGTTTTTGTTACTGTCCAATACAGCTGAATAAATCCATAATTCTCCATCAATGTATCTATACGCATTGTGTGTACCGTGACCGCCGTTTTTAACAAGCAATCTATCAATAAATTGTCCGTTGGGCTTCAATCTAGATAACATGTAATGATTACCTGGACGAGCTTGCGTCATATAAATAATTTTCGTTCTAGGGTCTACCCAAAATGATTGCATTACTGCATTTGTATATGGCGATAAATCAGTGATAAATTCCGGTTCTTGCTCTTTTGGTTCGAATCGGTATTCTGTCGCTCGATATTCTTTATAGTGTTCATCTACAGCTTTCTCAACCTTTTTAGTGAAAGCATCTAGTGTTGAATAATCATGATACAAACGATCTTGCAATGTCTTATGACCATAACCTGTATTATCAATACGCGCGTCTTTTACTTCATTGATACCGTCGCCGTTATGGCCTAGAATCATATTGCTAAAACGGCCATTTAAATACGTTAAATAATCTTCAACACTGTCATTCAAGTATTTAATTTGTTTCGCTGAGTGTGCGTATATTTCTTCTTTTTGATGGTATATAAACATTTTCTCAAGTTTGCTCATACCTTCATCTAACAAGCGATAGTTATACTCATGTTGAGCAACTATTTTCCGACCTGTCATTGAATGTAAACTTGTAATTAATCCGTAAGCCATTGGTTGCCTCCTTTAGTCGTAAAAACTGTAATAATCCTTGATTAACTCGTACATAATAACCTCGTGACCTTTTTCGTTAGGGTGTAAGCCGTCCTCCATGCTCGCTTTCCTAAAAGCTGGATTGTATGGCTTAAAGTAATCTGTGTGATATGCGTCAAACACTGGTACATCTAACTCACTACAAGCTAATATTTGAGCGTTTACATAGTCCTCAAGTGTTAACCCTAGTTTGTTTTTGTCCGTGTCTTTACGGCGTATTGTTGTACCACTCATAGGGCATTGTCTTGTAGCTGTCATCACTAGTATTTTTGAATCTGGATTATTCTTTCTAATAACTTCAATTGCAGAACAAAAGGCACCGTAAAACGTTTTTGTATCCGTTTTATCAGTGCCTATCGGTACGCCTGCCCAATAACCGTGTAACCAGTCATCATCAGTGCCTTGTAATATGATTAGGTCTCCTCTTATTTGCTCTGCTTGTCTATAAATGCTGTTTTCTACCGCTTCTTTACCTATTGGAACTGTTGCCATTGTTGCGCCACCTCTTGCAAGATTAGTCGTTTTAGCTTTCAATTTCTTGCCTAACATTTCTGTGAAATTAGTTTTTGCGTGCGACCCTCTAGCTACAGAGTCGCCAATCGTTCCAATTGATTTGATGTTTCTTATACTTGATTGACTAGTAAAGTCGTACATGATCGTACCATTAGCAGTTGTAACTGTTTTAGTATTCATCTTATCGACTTTAGCGTTTATTTTTTCATTCTGCTTAACCAATTCATTATTTATAGATAAACTTGCGTTAACTTTTGCGTTTAATGCTTTTAGTTCTTTAGATGGGTCGGATTTTGTAGATTTTACGCTTTTAACATAATTTGCAGCATCATGAACTGCTTTGTTATAACGATTACGCCTTGTAAAGTCTCCTAATACTACATCTTGCTTAGTGATATTATTGTACGCATCTCTATGTGTAGTGATTTCGACTATTCTCACTAAGTCGTTATATCCTATGGCAGAATCCACCACTCTAACAACATCACCTATTTTAGGGTTAGCTTCTGGGAAATGTTCACGTAACGCTACAAAGTCTAAGGAAATAGAAGCAGTGACACTTTTCTTTATCAATAACTCCATTGCTTTTTTTAAACTATCTTCTTTTTTAATACGTCCATCAACAAGCGGTGGCGCTTCTCTTTTACCTATCAATTGTGCTAATGGATGAGTGAATTCAATTTGTAGTCCCGCTTCTGCAAAAGTCTGTTGTCCATCAAAATCACCATAACCTTTAATAAAGGTATAACATTTAGATGCATCTTCTTGTATTTTGACGTTATCAGCATTCACACCAGCTTTAATGTAATAATTGGCAAACTTAGATAATTCATCATACAAATGAAACGTTTTAGTCTTTGCATCGTATTCATATTCGAGATGATAACGCTCAAGTCCTTTTTTTAAGATTTCTAATCGTGTATCTCCTTTGCCTAATCCCTCGAATTTAGATGCATCTACTTTTGGATGTAATACATACTTATAACCCGTTCCTTTAAAGACAGTATTGAAGAACTCAACGCCTGTAAAACTTTCGTTATACTCTTGGTAAATCCTAGAATTGTTAAGGTCATCAAGTTCTTTTTGCCTAGCTTTGATATCAAGCCTTATTTTTTCGCCAATAGTAGACTTATCAAGTATGACAATTACATATTCGTTGAAATCATCTTCACCTTCAACATGAGTGATCGTCCACATTTTAGTTATAGCACCTATTGCGTCAAACGTACTCGCGTTCTCGATAATAGTTAGATCCAAAGAACTATCTTCATTTAGCTTTTTACTTACCTTTGTACTAACATTAATAGCGTGCCCTACACCCTGTAGACTTTTTAATAAAATTGGCATAGGCTACTCCTTATCTAAAATATAATTTGTGTCTAAATGTAATTTGTTTCATTACTTTATTAGACTTGAATCGATTCCAGCCTGGATATAAAACCGGTTGTTCTAAAGTTTTATTAAAAGAATCTATATTTAAATAACCTCTATAGGTATGTTTACCGTCGAAGATTATTTTATCTCCGGCTTTTAAATCAACTTCCTTAATAACTGAGATATTTCCTTTATCTGTATAGAAAGTGAATCCATCCTTATCATTAGCTTTAACATCTTCAGCTAACTCTATTTCAACAACATTAAACTGATTAAACTGTGTTAAAGGAACATCACCGTTATAATAAACTTCTCCTGAGTTAGTGTTGTAAAATGTCATTTGACGCCTCTTATCACCTTCGTTTGTAGGCAATCTATCAGGTACCGACCATTTTTCAGGGTCGTTATTACTTTCAAGATCAGTACTATAACCGACACTTTCAAAGTATGGTAGTTCGGTTGTTTCAAACGACAAAGAAAATTCCCCTGATGTTTGTGTTGTGTCAAAAGAAACTTCACTTACTAGTCCTACAAAAAGTTGTCGTCCATCAACATAATCAAGCTCAAATGCTTGTTTGTCTTTTGGTATATCTAATATATGCTCATACTTAATTGAATTGTCTGGTGTAGCTAATTCCCTTAAATAAAAACGTCCAGCAAATAGTGCTTGGACGTCTGACTTTAAATGTGAAGCATAAGCAATTTTAGGTACTTTATACCTTATCTTAAGCTCTACTTTTTTAAGTTCTTCTTTAGCGTAATTATGAAATCTACCATCAATACCCTCTATATCAGAATAGTTACGATGATATCCTGCGCCTGTAACGTTATATTCAACTACTTCCAAGTGATTATAAGTGAAAGGATTGTCACTGACGCGATACTGTGAACCATTCCTTATTACTTCTATATCGTGCGCTATCAACTAACAAACCTCCCTTATAATAAGTTGAAACTTCCGTCTATAGCGTTCATGTCATCAATGCGTGATTTAATTAAATCAAGGTCGCCCTCATTTCTAATCGTTACATTCACAATAGGTCTATTATTTTCTTTTAAGCTATGTTGAACATCGCTAGTCATGTGTCTGTCTATAGAAGTACTTACAGGATTTACTATACTATCTGTCAAAGTAGAGGATAGCTCTTTATTAAAGGCACTGCCAAAGTCTGTAGCAATTACTTTTGCTTGTGATACCGCTAAACCTTTACCTAAGCTACTACCTCCACCGTGTCCACTTACGAATGAAGTTACAGAGTCCCAAGCTGATGAAATCGCATCGCCTACCGCGCTGACTACTTTGTGCGCAGCATTGGCTACACCCTCAGCTACTTTGCCGATTAATTCCGCTCCGGCATTTAAGAAATCACTGAAGAAACTTTTAATCTTACCAAGTGCATCACTCATACCGTCACCTACATTTGAGACAACTCTTTTAAACCCATCAGCTACTTTACTCGCGAAACTTGTAACTGTATTCCAAATGTTAGAAACCCATTCAGAACCTTTTGTGATAATAAAGTTTAATGCTTGTCCCATTTTTTCAGCCACACTCCAAGCAACACGACTGAACCAACTTGTAACAGTGTTCCAAATACTGCTAACAAAATTAGTGATTGTACTCCATATCTGTGACCAACTTGTACCAAACATTGAAAGCGTTCGATTCATTACGCCAGTTAAAAAGCCGATAATTGACTCCCAAACTGATTGCATGTATTGCCAAATCGTATCAAGTACATTGGTAACCGTAGTTTTAATAGTCTCCCAAACACCTGAGAAGTCGCCAGTAAGCAACTGAATTAAAGCAGTGAATAAACCTACTATGATTTGGACAGCTACGGATATCACTGTTCCTATGGCTTGGAACGCAATTGTAATTAACGTCCACAAACCTTGTATGATATTCATAACATTTGTAATAATGCCTATTACCAAAACACCTAAAACTTGCATGAATACTTGTCCTAATACTTGTAATATAGGCATGATTGGCTGTAATGTTGATTGAATTTTGCCCCACAATTCAGTTAACCAGCCGACTACACCTTGAATCGCACCAGAAACTGCCGTTTTAACACCGTTCCACGCTTCAGTAATAGTATTTCTAAAGTTCTCGTTTGTTTTCCATAAATAAACGAGGACACCAATGAATGCACCAATTACTGCAACAACTGCTAAAATAGGTGCTGAAATCGAACCGAATGCACCTATTAATGCTTCCGTAGCTCCAGTAACTAAACTTGATGTTCTAACGAAGTCTAAAATCTTTTCAGTGACGCTGAATAAGCTCAAACCAAACACATTTGTAAGTACACTACTTATAGCAACAATCGGAGCCATTAAAGCCCAAAATACACCGCCTAAAATACCCATAACGCCAGCAACTTGTGCTATAGCTGGGTGTGTTTCGAATAGTTTAGCGATAAATCCAGCTAGATTAGTGATAAAGTCTAACAATTTACTAGCTATAGGAGCCATTGCAGTACCAAAAGCAACTAATGCTTTTACGATATTACCGATTAACTGCATAATAGTAGGACCATTCTCTTGAACATAACTGATAAAGTCTTTAAACCCTTGTGATTGTCCTACTTGTTCTGACCATGCTCTAAATTGAGAAGTTAATTTAACCAACCAATCAAAAATGTTGGAACTGTTTTGTGCAAAAGCAATCATTAAATTACCAATACCAGCGAACACATTACCAAATATCTGACCAATCTTAGGTAAGTTAGTGGTAGTGTAGTCAATAAACGCTTTAATAGCATTCTGACCAGATACACTATTAGCCCAATTTTGGAAAGCTATAGACATGTTCTGTAGTCCTTGAGACACAAATTTGAACAACGGCATTAATTGAGTGAAAATGTTAACTAATCCGTCGCCAAATCGTCCTGCAGCGTTCAATAAATCTCCGAAGATTGCGCCACCTATGCTATTCAACGCTTCAAATGCTTTCTTAGCTGTTTCAGAATGTTTAACCCAATCCTCAAACTTGCGTGCGTTTGCTTCAACCAGCATAGATACTTCGGATAAGAATGGTTTTAATTGAGACATCGCACTTGTAACGCCTCTGATACCTGCTGACATCGCATTAAAGATACTTGCTTGATTCTCTTTAACAATATCACGCCATGTAGTTTTTAACTGATCGCTCGCATCTCTAAAGTTTTGAACTTCTTTTGTTACTGCCAATGTTCCATCTTCAACCATTTTAAGAGCGCTAATAGCCATTGCACCAAAGCCAACAACTCCAAGACCTGCGACAGAGAATGCGCCAACTAAACCTAAAACGCCACCACCTAATACACCAACCGCATTAAGTACTGCCATTATTGCAGGTACTAATCCGGCAATCACTGGTATCAATGCTTGTATACTAGCAATCATTAAGCCTTTAACTTGTTGTGCAAAAATTGTACCAAATGTACGAATTTTAGTAGCTAGCGCGTCCATTTTCTCACTATAATCAGTTAAGGACTGATTCAGTGCCTTAGTTAAAATTTGGGTTTTTGTCATACCTCTCGTATCGAAATTAACTTTTATTGTTTTGTTGTGTAACGTGGCCAACATCGTTTTTGCACTAGCAATTGCACGTTTTAACGGTGAATTATTACCATCTATTTTAACGTTATGTTCACGCCATTTTTGCGCCATAGCTTTAGCGCGTTGTAAAGCTCTTTGGAATCTTGAAATATCTGCTTTTACATCTGTTTCAATTTCGTTTGGTACAGACGTCTTTGCTAATCGTTGAGCTTTCCTTACGTTGCTTTGGAAATCTCTAATATTGGCCATAATCTTTGCCATAAAATGAGTATCCAAAGGCTAACCTCCTTTCGATTCAAGGAATTTTCTTGTGCCTTCTTTGAAGAGTTCACGTCTTCTTTTTTCTTCTTCTAATCTAGCTTTTTGTACACGAGCATAGCTACCAGGTTCTCTTATTTCGTAACGTTGTTTCTCAATGTCACGAATCATACTAGTTAGCCTCTTAGAAGCTTGTACTAAGCCGTTAGCTTGCGCTTGTTCAATTAATAATTGTCTTTGATCTAGGTACCTATCCTGACCACCAATAAGCCAATCACGCCATTCAGCAGGTGTTAGTGCTAACAATTCATGTTCAGGGATATATCCTAAATATCTAGCTGTCAGTTGCCTTATTTTTGAGTAATCGTGTAAGGTTCTGCGCCCATGATTTCCTTGTAATTCTCTTTCATCATTTCTATGCCTGCTTTCGTCATTTCTTTGTCCTCGCTTTTGGCCATATTCGGTGCTTTGTTCAATGTCATCCAGTACGAGCGACTCTCCCTCTTGAAAAAACCACTATTGTTAAGTTTGTCCAAAGCCCCTTGTAATAACGGCAAAGTATCCTCGTTTTCAGTGATGAAATCATCAATCGCTTTTTCTAATTGTTCTCGAGTTGGTGGGTTTTTTAAATAAGCAGTAGCACATTCCCAAAATTGTAAAATCGCTTTGTTTCTAGATTCTAGCAAACCGTTAAAGATAACATTGAATCCTGGCATTGCTCCTTTTCTCCCATCTTCGCTATCTTCTGAGAATTTTTCAGCTTTTCGGTCAAATGCAAATGTTACTTTTGCTTCTACTTCGTAATCTTTTTCTCCGTCATTAATTTTTAATGTTGTAATTGGATTAAATTCAGTCAAAATATATACCTCTTTTCAATTTTTTTATAAAAAAATAGGGAGCTTACGCCCCCTTGATCTATTAGTTTACATAGAATGGTCTTCCGTGTGTGAATCAGATACAACACTAGCTTTCTTTTGATTCTCGAATGTTCCGACTTTTTCGCCGAATTTTTCGTATTCAACTGTAGGCGCACCTGCAGCTTCAAACCATTCTTTTGGCAAGTTATCTTCAGCGCCTTCTGCTGTATTCCATTTAACTTTTAATGACAGTTCGATTTTGTCACTTTCATCATCAAACGACATTTCAAATGATTCTGGAACAACATAACCAAACATTCCGTGATGTTTACCGTCTGCACGTTTATTACGCTCATAAAGCCATATACGCAACTGTCCACCTGTTTGTACAGCATGTTTCACTGCTTCAATTCCTTTGTCTCCAGGCACATTACCAATCGTTAATTTAAATGATTCTGACATTGCATTGGAAGAATAGTCCGTTTTACCGCCTCGTACTATTTCAGCTAAATCATTTTCAATCGTATGTCCACCTTCTTGTAAGTCAGCTAATAATAAAGCATCAACTAAATCTAAATCAGTTTCAGCTGGACGTACAACCGCTAAATAGTTTTTTTGCGCCATTTAATACACTCCTTCGTTTTTCTTTTTATGTCTGTACTTAAATAAAAGCCGTATCGTGCCATGCTTAGTAAACCTGTCAATATCAGGGAATACTGCTTGACTATCGATACGACTAAATTGAAATTCATAATTTTCTATCTCTATAGGCCTGTTAAGCACATAGCCAATTGCGCTTAAAATGAGCTTAGCCTCGTATTGTGTAGCGAACTGTGAATACACATGTATGACAATACCGACCGTTTCTCTCATTGTTGCGCTAGATTCGTTGTTAGTGACGTTTGATTCACCCACAACAATATATGGGTAAACAGCATCATCTTGAACAACGTCAAAAACCCTATCATCAACTAGTCTGTTAATGTTAGGGTCTGAGATTAATCTTTTATATATTTGATTTGTAAGTTCAGGTTCAACTGATACCCACATATTTAACCACCTCTATGAAAAATACTGCTCGAATGTCTTGCGTCCTGCGTCAATTGCAGGATTCCAAAACGGCTGTGGCTCTTGACCATATGTTGTGTACCATTCGCCGTCATCACCTTCAAAACTCCACGGAATCTTTGTAGCACGACTACCACCAGGACCAGTAGCATATATACCAGTACCGTATTCAACGTATATTGCATAATCTGCGCCGACACTTATAACACTGGATAACCCACCGTCGAAATATTTAAAGTCAATACTTTCTTTTAAAAAACCTAAGTCAACAGGAGCTAATGCTACAGCTGTGTTATATATCTTCATCGTCGTTTTAGCAATACCTTTTTTAACCCACTCTTCTATTTTCTTATCGAACTTATCTAATTCAACAACCATACTGTCAGCGCCATACTTAACCTTTGCCATATGGCACCTGCTTAAGTCGTAGTAACTTAATTTCATGTTGTCCGCCCTGATCTACAGAATCGCCTACAATACTAAAGATTCTACCCTCATACTCAAATAGATTGTTTTTAGATATTGGCAAGTCATAAGGTACGTATAGGTTTCTGTCGTATTCAAGGGACATTTGATGAAATTTTAGTTGTTCAGATGTAGTAGGCGTATCCATAAATCCATCAATTGTTTTATCGCTTACAAAGCGCTCTTTTATAATTGGATACTCTCCTACTTTTTTGATACTTCCAATAGAAATAGTGTGAGGGAATTCGTCGTACGGGTTAAACACAAACAACACCTCTATCTTATTGGTTTAAACGGATGAAACTTTGCTCGTTTATACCTGTTTAATACTCCACTAATGTAATCAGGGACACCATCGTTATAAGTGTACGATACTGTCCCCATGCTTCTAGATTTTAAGTTTCTTTTAACCTCAGGACGCTGATAATACTCAAGTACATCTGCAACATACTTTTTGATTGAGTAAGGATAAATAACTTGACCATCTTTCACGAAATCATTGTTTGTTATATCCCTAACATCTTCTAGTATTCCGTCAACTTCCATCTTAAATATTTCTTCTTCATCACTTTTAACTTCCACTCCATTTTTCTTGAGTAAAAGTTTAACATCTTCATAAAGAGTCATTTTTATCACTCACTCTTATCCGATGCAGTACGGCGTGATTTAACCTCTTTGTAACCTACAAGACTGTAATAAGAGTCAAACGCCTTCTTTGTAACAGTAATGGTCATATTGTCTTTTTTTACCTTAATCTCTTCTGCAGGATTAGCCATCATATCTCCTCCTATTCAGTTGGTTTAAGCGTTGCGAACGCTTCTGGTTTAACGTTCATGTATGCAATATGCATCGTCGCACGTAAAGCGAACATATCACGTTCAAATAATGATACTGGTTGGCCAGAAGCATCTGATGCTTGTAACGTCGTTAACGTGGCATCTTCAGAAATTGCATACTCAATACCTTGTAAGATACCGTAACGTGCGTAATCCCAATCACCCATTAGTGCTAACGATTTCTTTTTGTCGTATACATCCGCTCCAGTATAAGATAGTGGTAATCCCATAATCTCGTTCCCGTTAGCATCAAATAATGGTCTGTCATTAGCATCTAAAGCATTACGCATTTTACTTCTGAATGAACGTGTAGTTAATACTCCGTTTGGATCTAACTCTTCATCTTCAATAGTAGCCATTAATGCCGAAAGGTCTACGTATAAATTATTAGTATCTGTAACAACGTTACCTTTCTCTTCTGCGCCTTCAACAAGCGGTTTACCACTAGTTGAAGTGTTGTAAGGTGATTTAGTACCAAAGATAACAGCTTGGTCAAACGCTTTGTAAAATGCCTCTGCAATTAGAGGTTTAACCTCATTAAAGAAATCTTTTGCAGTCCATTTAAGAAACTCTTTTGATAACGGAATAATTACACCAATTTTCTTAGCTTCCATTTCTGCTTGTGCATATTCAGGCTTAGAAGTTTGAATACGTTCCGTTTCTGATACCCAGTAGGCGCCTACACCTTTTGCTAAGTAAGTAAATTTTTTCTTTTGTGCTGTCATTGGCTCATTTTTAGCTAATTTCATAATTGCTGAATTAGCCATAATGTCTTTCATGATTAAAGTACCTTGTTCTGCTGGAATAACGCCGTTTTTAAAATCCGATAAAATAACATTGCCTGGCGTGTATGTTGGAGTTGCCATATTTTATTACCTCACTTTATTTTCTAATATTGATTTCTTTCGCCATTTCTTCAATGGACTTTACATTTGAAGGGTCTAAATCTTGATTTCGTGATTCTTTAACATCTCTTCCACTCGATTTAAATTTAGACTCAACACCTTTTTGAACATACTTGTCAAAGGTTTCTTTTAAAGCTTTTAAGTTTTGCTCAGTATCTTCATCAGAATCGCCTAAAAATCTATCAACTAAGGATGTTGGTAAATTTAGTTCCTGCGCTTTACCTAGCGCGTTACTTCTTAACTTCTCACGTTTTGCCTCTGCGTCGCGTTTTTCTAACTCTTGTTCAAGAGCACTAATACGTTTTTGTTCTTCTGATTGCTCAGGATTACGCTTCCGTACTTCTTGTTCGATTAGATCCTCAAGATTTTTCTCTTTCCATGATTCTAATCCTTTCGAATGATAACGATCTAATTCAGGTTGAATGAATCGTTTACCTTCTTCTGTATCTAAAAAGCCTTTAACGTCATCAACAGACACCGTCTTAAGTCCGTTTAGATAATCTTTTACTTCTTTATCGTCTTTGTGTTCTTCAAAAAAAGACTTAACTTCTTCGATATTCATATATCAGAACTCCTTTTTGCCCTTCGCGTACCCTAACAGTCCGAAAAGTGCATAATAAAAAGCAGTTTAACGACATGCTAAGGTCGATAGGTGTATTATTTCTTTTTCCTCTTGTGCTTTTCCCACTCACGATAATTCATGAATGGTATAACTTCGTTTTCACCATCATCATTACGCACTCTCATCACAGTTGGTAATTCATCTTCATCAATGTAATAGAGTAATTTACAACGACAATTAATATTCTCTTTCGCACTGTTTACACCGATAAATAGCTTGGGTGCCTGTCCAACACATCCACTTGATTGAAAGTTTTGGTCTATTTCCACTGATTCCCCATCTAAATGACGATGAGTATCACGTGTTCGTGTATCTTTAGTAGCATTCCAACGTTTCTTCATCTTCAAACCGTTATCTTTAGCAACCATTGCGCTATCAAGTCCAGCTTGTGACATTGCTCTGCCTGCTTCTGTACGAGCCACACGCAATGATTGAGCTTTAGACATGCCGACATCATCACGTATTGCTTTAGCTATCTTAGAGTAACCCTCTCCACTCATAATACCTTGTGTAATGTGCATACGTATCTTTTTCAATACTTCATCACGATGTTTTTGTAGTGTTGGCATTAAACGAATGAACTCAATAGGTTGTTCAATAGCTGATTTGATTACCTCTTTACTCGGAACATCAAACTGCATAGATGTTTGACTCGCCATTTCATATAAATAAAGGCTCATAAGGAATTTTTCTATATAAGCATCTTCTTGTGACTTCTGAATCATCTTAGCTACTTGCCTATAGTCATCAGTCAACATTGTACCTATACGAGTTAACTCCTTATTGAGCCTGTTGTATTTATTGAATTCAGTCCATGTAACATACACATCATCATTTTGATATTTCTCAAACATATCTGCGATGATTTGTTTTATCTCTTTAAGTCGATTAGCAAATAGTTGTTCTATTGGTTTTTCTGCTTTAGAGATTAAACCCTCGATATACTCATCAATATCATTCTGATTGGTTATTTTGGGATTTGTCATTTGCGTCACCTTCATCTATGTCAGGTAATTTGTCATTAAATTCAAGGCTTTCTTTTTCCATTTCGTCTAATTCGTAATCAACATCATCAACTAGTTGTGATTGTCCTAACCTTGTTCGTTCTGAAACTTGTCCCTTCAGGTTAATTAGCACTTGTGATTCTTCTAACTTATTAACTGGAATGTTACGAGTGAACTTAAATATCAGGTTTAAATAACTATCATCATCCAAGTTGTACCCTTTACGCTTTAATGCAGATAAAATAACTTTGAATTGATACCTCAACATAGCTGTCATCTTACGCTCAAACGTCATACACTTGTTCTCTAAAGCCATAAGTTTAAGTTTCATTCCAATGATAGGTACATTTCCGTTAAACTCGTCAGAATTAAAGTTTACTGACTTTGCAAAACGCATGATATTCTTTTCGATTCGATCTAAATGGTTCTCAATCATTGTGTCATTTACATCTTTTGTTAAGTATTTAACGTCCATATCTTTGTCGAACAACTCAAATGCGCCACTCTTTTGTGTTTCTTGAATCATTTCTTCACTCATACCCATACCGCGTAACACAAGGTATGCTAAACGTGTCTGACTAATCTCACTTGATGCATCGCTCATTGTTAAATCATATGCGTCAATTAAGTGAATAACCTTTTCAGCATCTCCTATCATCTCTTTGTTGTTAGGTACACCAAACAATGGAATGTAATCAAATAAATGTTCATATCGTCCAACTTCTTGCAAAGCGTCAATACCTTCTCCTCGAAATACATAATAATAAGTATTATCGTAAAACTCTGCGTACACATAATCAGTGCCATTATCATCATCTTTTTCATAAAAGTAGCGCAATGAGTATGTAGGTTCTAAAATATTGTCGCCAACAAAAATAACATTATAGGGATCTATATTCTTAATCCTAATATCACCATTCGTATCAATATATGCTAACCTAGCACCATATCCGCAAATTGCTGCCATTTTACCTATTTCAGAATCCTCATCATCAACACTATTTCTAATGGCAAAGTTGGTTATAAACTTTTTCAACTTTTCGTTTTTTTTTGCGTTTTCATCTAAATCATAAGTAACAGGAACACCATGTAAATAACCAACACGTGTATCAACAATTTCGCTGTCAAAAGAGTTGTTAAATTTGTTATTAACAGACACGTCTAATCGCCTTACATTTCCACCAGTTTCAAAATCTTCTTTTTCTTCAATTGGTCGACGTTTGAATATTGGTACATAGTCAATATGTGTCTTGTATCTATTATAGAGATTAACCATTCTCTCTCTATCGTCTTTATGTGACTCTATTAGAGCCTCAATATGCTTAGGCAATATTCCTTGTGCTTCAATATCATCTATTAACTTATACAATGTCATTTCCCCCTCCTTAATCGTTCAGGTTTAGTATGTGTGTATATGGCATATCTTAACGAGTCCAACACGTCATCAAATTCTTTTATAGGCTCTCCGTTTGTAGGGTGCCAAACATATTTAAATACCTCTTGCTTAAACCTATCCATATTATCATAAAGAACAAGTAACTTGTTTTGTTTGAACAACTTAGCAACTTCCTCTACACCCGATAGTTTACTTTTATCAGCGTTAATTGCACGTAATCTATGTCTTCTAAATTCAGTGATGTATTCAGATCGTGCAGTATCGCAGTAAAAATTAATATTGCCATATCTACTTACAATATCTTTTGCAATAACCACCCAATCATCAATAAACTTAAATTGGTGTGCGTGCTCCTCAATAAAATAAAAGTTACCATCTATACCTCGTCCTATTAACACAATAGATCCATAGTGCTCGTAACCCCAGTCGACACCAGCAAAGTATTCTTTGATAGGTATGTCGTCCAGTTCATCTGCTTTAATCGTATTCTCATTCAAATCAAAGTCGGCATATACTACACCGTCACCAGACACCCACATACCGTTGATATTACGTTCATAGAACATACCTGATGGTGTTGAAGCCTTAATAGACTCTTTATATCTATCATTAAGAAAGTTATTGTCATCGAGCTTAAATTGGTGACTCAGTATACCTGCTTTAGGATCTGTATTTTCAATATAATCTTTCAACAACCAATGCTCGGGATGGTCAGGGTTGGTATCTACCAATATTCTTGCACCAGTTCCACTACAACGTGACTTAATCTCGTCAAACACCTCTTCATGCGCTAACGACGCTTCATTGATATATGCACCAAACGATGTCATACCACGTATAGCTCCTATACCACTTACTTTACTGTGACCTGTCTGAACCACTTGAACGCCAAATAACATGAATGAATTATATTTATCAAAATTAAACTCAATGCCATATTTGTTAGTTAACTCTATTAGTACGTTTTTTTGAATCGTACCTAATGTTGCACCAGCAAGTATATATTGAGGTGTCTCAATTCCTTCTTCGTCTGCTATCTTTCGCACACGCATTAACTCACGTAAAAATAAGTCATTGTTTAATATTGTTTTACCTGTACGCTTTGCTCCGTGATTAATTAACATAAACCAATCTCGTTTTTGCGTTTGCTTCAATATTTCAATTTGTTTGTCCGTATATAAAGATTTAAGTTTATTCATTGACGATCACTTCCGTTATTGCGTCGTGAAGTTGTTTGATTTTATCTTCTGTTCCACTGTCACCTTTATCTATTTGTTCAATCTTCTTCTCAAGCATCTTAATTTCAGTTTCTATTTTCTTGTTAGCTAAAACTTCGTTACCTAACGTCATTCTATTCATACCATCTAAACTAGCGAGGAATGCATCAGCTGTCGCTTTCTTCACTCCCTCTATTTCAATGTCATTCTTAGCTACATTCTTTAGCCACTCATATTCTTCAAAAGCCTTTTGGCGTGTCCATTTTGATTGTTCAGCTGCTTCTTGACGCAATTCTTCATACCTATCTAAAATCGCACTATTCTTACTCAACTCAAAAGCTCGGCTATCTATATAATTATCACTTTTACCTTTAGTCGAATACCCTGCGTCAATATATGCTTTCCGTTGGCTCTTGCCCTCGATGAGTCCTAATACAAACTTTTCTTGCTTCGGTGTTAATTTAATCAATTGTTTTCACTGTATCACACGCCTTTACGTTAATTACTCTAGTTATTTTAAATATAAAAAATGCCCCTACATCTTGTGCAGGAGCTACGTTCAATAAATGTGAAAGGAGGAAAATAGTTATGACTCAAATTGCAAGAATTAAACTACCCACCATATAGGCAGGCAGTAAGTGATTAATAGCGTAACATATCAACTTTACATGTTTGTCACTTCTTAATCACATCGATGAGAACATCTGTTGTGGCTATTACCCCACGTCTTAAGATAATTCTTACAAATCAATTATATAAAATTAATTCACAGTTTAAAAATAGTGTCATTTTCGTCATTTCTGTCATTTTTGTCATTTTCGTCACTGTAGTAGATAAATTTTTTCTGCTAACTCATCACGGCGCGCTAAGAAGTTGTTTCTGTTCAATTTAGAGTTAGGCATCTTCTTGATAATTGCATCTCTGTTATAACCTTTCTTTAACAACTCTAAGAAACAAAAGTCAACGTGTCCTAATCTCTGTTGCGATTGATTTATAAACTCAACTTCTTTTAACATCTGCGCATACCTTTTATTTGCTCTTTCAAGCCTCACAACAACATCTTCAACTTTGCTTGAGTTTTCCCTTTGTGGTTTCGGTAACGTCGCTTGTATACCGTACTGAGCTATTGAGTTGCTATCATATTCCGGTATTACATCGGCTAACACATTACACTTCATTTTATGTGTGCCTATCATATTAACGATTGACTCTTTGCTATACATCTACTCTGACACCTCCGCCCTCATCAAATCAGACTGATCGCTCAACTTTGCGAAGTCACTCGGCATCTCTACATCATCATTAGCCGTCATCATAATATATACTTGCTCCGTTACATACTTACCTAGCTCATACATCGCTAGTAAGAATAATAGTCTTAATATTTGTTTAGTCATCGTCTGCCTCCTCAACATTAATCCCAACTATATAACCTTTGTTCAATACAAGTTCTCTGCCATAATCTTTTTCTATCGTTAAATAGTCATCATCATTTCTAAAATCATCCAAAACAAATACTATTTCGTTAAATAATTCATCTTCATGTAATACCAAACTACTACCGTCATGTAATAAAATTCTCAGCTGATTCATTTCCCACGCTCCTCAATAAGTGTGATTGATTCAATCGTATCTGTTTTAATATACGTTGGTTGCTTGATTATAGTACTTGCGTAAATATAACCATTAAAACTCGTCATTCTTTCAACATATTTTTCAAAAGGTTCAGCTGTTTTTACAAAATAAACTCCACCTGAAATAGTTTTAATTTTAACATCCGTCATTTCCGACACTCCCTTATATTTTCAAACAACTGACCTAATTTAATAATTGCATCTCTTTTAACTTGTGCCTCGTACTTTTCTTTCGCTTCTTCTTTACTCTCTGCCTCAACAACTGTAAACGTCTGATTATCTCTAGCAGTAGTAAAATGTTCATGTGGTTGTCCTGTTGAATCTTTGAATGTTGTGACTAAGTATTGTGTCACTTCTCATCACTCCTGTTTATTTGATTTCAAAATCAACTTCTATTGGAATAACAACGATTTTATAACCTTCATACGATCTTTTGAGTTCATCAAATATTTGGCGCAAACCAATAACATTCATATTTTTACCCTGTAAAATAAATATCTCCTTATTCCAACCACGATATATAACTTTAGTGCGTTCTCTCACTTCCCCAAAACCTCCTTGACTCGATCTAATATGTCTTTACACTCCGCTACTTCCGAAGCCTTTTTGCTCCACGTTCTGAAACACTCTCGAATTCCTCCACTTGCTTTAGTTCAGGTGTCCATATAGGCACAATAACCAATTGAGCTAGTTTGTCGCCTTTGTTTATGACATAACTACCATTCATACATAAAAATTTATCTGTTACAGGTAGTCGGGCATACTTTCCATCTATCTCAGCAGGACTCCGACCAAGGTTACTCATATCCTCACTCTCTAACGTTTCATTATCATTCTTGATATTAATCCCTAAATTACCATGATATCCCGCGTCTATCTTTCCTGTTTCAATCACTAAATACGTTTTACTACTTACACCACTACGGCTAGTTAATAGCCCGACATAGCCCTCTGGTATACTTACAGCTACATCTGTTTTAATCACTGCCTTTTCTTGCGGCTCAAGTACGACGGTTTCGGCTGAGAATATGTCATAACCTGCATCTGTCTTATGATTTCGTTCGGGCATTCTAGCGTCTTTTGATAATAGTTTCACTTGTAATGTGTTAGTCATTTTCCTGTGCCTCCTTGATTAAATGAATTGGTTTAACAACAAAGTCTATAAGACTAATAATAGATCCGTCAGATAACTTGTAATGCGTGTCTCTAATATCGCCAACAAGTTGTACAATTTCTAAAGTTGAATTTGTTTCTGGATTAAAAACCTTGTCTCCTACACTAATGCTCATTTTCCTATTCCTCCTCATATTTATAGACAACTTGACCTGCCATAATCCCTACTGCTTCATCAAGTTCAATACCTTCTTTAACTGAATGTTGAATAGCATTTGTCATTCCCTCAAGTATTTCATCAAACGCTTGTGCTTTCTTATACACGTCTTCAATCTCTTTTAGTAATCCCTCTGTGTCATTGCCGTTATACGCACTAGCACTTATAACGGACTGTTCGATTTGTTCGCGGTTATTCATTTGTGTCATCCTCCATAAAAATTTTATTGTTTAATTCCATTCCGAATTTAACTCTTTCATCATCGTTACCGAATTCGTTTATTAAATCTTTTTCAACGCTCTTGCAATACCTATCCCATGCGCTTGCTTTCTTCTCCAGTTCTTTGTTACAATCTCGTAACTTCGCTATATCCCCAATAAGCTCATCTCGTTGCTTCTTGTACTCTTCACGATCTTTTAATGCTTTGTGAAGTTTATCTAATAACTTGTTAGAGTTAGTACAAAGATTTTTATATTGTTCATCTGATAAGGTGAACGTCATCTCATAACCTCCAATAGCATCTCATTTTCAAAAATATTTCCAACAATTTCAATAATATCGTCATTTTCACTTAGTAATTCAGTTACATTGCTAAAAGTTATATAAAAGGCTCCTTCTTTAAACTCGATAAAACTTACTTCTCTCGAATAACAATCTTGAACAATATCCCCTTCATAAATCTCCACACCGTGCACATCTTTAAATCCTGTGTATTGTAATAGTTTTACTTCATTGAAACTTTTATAACCTGTTGAAATCAAAATGTACCCACTATTAAAATCGATTTCGTCAATAATACTCATAACTTTTTTATCTTTATCCCAAGCTTTAAATTTCAACATCATACTAGCAACTCCCCATCTTTCCAGATTAACGTCATAGTTAGGTCATCGTTTAAGATGTAGAATGCTTTGGTAGGCACACATCTGCCATATAAACATTCTTTTATACTAGTGTTCTCATATAGTGTAGAGTTATAGTCTCCTTCTTGAATCTCGAATAATTCAATCAACCTATCAACCTTAGTCTCTTCCGTTACTTCTTTTTCAATATCAACTATGAAGGGGATATCAATTGGAATAAAACTTGACGTCGAACACTTATTTGTATTTGGATGAAAACGAACGAATCCATCACTAAATCCTGTTGAAAAAAATATTTTTCCTTGTGATAGATCCGGATTTTCTCGCGCCCATTTAATTAATTCATCTAATCTCATTTCTTTTTTAACTTTGATTTTCATTGTTATATCTCCTCTTGAACAGTAAATTTATCGTTAATTGATACGTATCCAGTCACATTACATAAGATGCTATCAACATCAAAAGTCACACAACAGTTGCGTTCAACATCATTTGAATAGAATCTTTTATTACCTGATAACTTGGGGTTATCCCAAGCCCATTGGATAAGTTCAGGTAAATTCATTTCTTTTTCAATTTTGATTTTCATTGTTTCCGCCCTTTTAAAATAAAGTTAGTTGCTTCTGTTCCTCATATTCCAAACCATGTTGCTTTATATATATTTCGAGCTCTTCCGCTGTATCAAATGTCTTTTTCACGCCTTGCCAACCTGGTACGATATGCCCATGAAAGTAATAAGTGCCGTTTACTACATGGATATGAGCCACTCGCTCGTTATCCTGATACAGATATCTCTTAGAGCCGAAAAAATGTTTTAAGTATTCTTTACGTCCGCTATCTGTCATGGTCATCACTCCCACAAGTCAAATACTCTATCGACGTAAAACTTCGCCTTTGCTAAATCCTCATGACCATTCTTTAACGGTGCTCTAGACAAGTATTTAATTGCATTACCTATTGCGAATGCTAATTGTGGTGGGTACTGTGCCGTAACCTGTTCGATAAAATCTATAATTTCAATGTCGCCGTATGTGTAGTGCGCTGGTTGCTTAACATTGTCTTGCGCTTCGTCCATATCTACTTTTCTGTTACTGATTACGCTCATTATGCTTCACTCCATTTCTTGAACATTTGGTTATAAGTGACATCGAACCAGTACGGATCACGTGAATGTTTTTGAGGTACATTAAACAAATGTGGCTTCTTCTTACGTAGCTCAGCCTCTTTCTTTCGCTCTCTTTCCAATTCACGTTCGAGTCTCGCTTGTTTAATCTTTTCCATTTGTTTCATTTCTCTATATTCTTTTAGATGCATGCCATAAGGCGCGTCTAAAGCTTCTGAAAACTCCCAACAACCTCTTACACGTTTAGAAACAATTCCAGCATTTATCCCACGCTTTGCCATTATTTCTTTTTTCAAAATTGTTAAATTTATATGGTTTATTATTAATGATTACAACACTGCCCATTTATTCCACCTCTACATTTACATTTCTAATTTTTAAATTGTCATACTCTAGTATTTCGTCTGGATTGTTATATAAGTAATCTGCCAACACTTCTTTTTCTTTATCCACATCATCGAAATGATGATATTCAACTTCTGTAGGTATTCTTATATCAATCGTTGCATTTATATATGCTTGTTGTTGCATTAAATCACTTCATTTTTCTTTTTCTTTTACGTCTGACTTTCACTAAGTCCTCATATACCATCCATTCTTGACCTGTGTATTTAGGCGCTTTACATATCCACGTTAAATTCACATCTCTATACTGATATCTGAATATCTTCGCTTTGATGTTGGCAACTTCAGTCGCCTTACCTTTAACGTCTACAACTTCAACCAGTTTCCCTTCCTTCCACAAAGAGAAATCAGCTATATACGTAATCGGTCTTTGTTTCCCAAATTTAGGTTGTAGTTCGAATTTCGGTTGTATTTCGATACGATCATAGTTAGTGCCATTCATATTACTTTCTAAATATTGGTAATATTCACACTCTACTTTGCTATCAAATACAATTCCTTTGTACTCAACTTTCTTAGCGTTGTATTTACTCATCGTCCACCTCTAAATATCAAATATCGTTGCTTGTAAACCTAGCTCTTGCTCATATAGAAGTCCGTGAGCGCCTTTAAATCGTTTTAGGTCACTATCAGTCATAATTTTCTTTTCGTCGCTGAAATGGGCTCCTGTGAGCGAATAAACTTCATTCTCATTCTCTTTATACTTGATGACCTTAATATCTTCTGTGCCATCTTCTCGGTATAAGTAATATTTTTCTTTCGGCATTTTTAACACTCCTTAATATTCGACGATAGCGGGGCGTGTATGACGTTCTGCAAGTTTTTGGATAAATAGGTCATATAACTTATTTTCATCGCCCTGTGCCTCGTCTATGAGTTTCTGAGCGTACATATCTGAACACTCAAGTTTAATTTTCAAAAATTCTTTGGTTACCATGCGTCTCGCTCCCTGAAATCGTCTCCGATTACTCTTACTTTTCTTGCATTGTGTTTCATTCTTGAATTGATACGTTGCCAGTTCATATTTTGATTTAGTTCTTTATCACTAAAGTTAGTTGTAAAGATGTTGTTTTTACCTACTCTGTTATCAACAATGCTGAAAAGTTTATTTAAAGTGTGCTCTGTGTTTTCTACACCCATATCATCTAGTACAAGTAAATCAATATCACTTAGCAATCTGACTAGCTCGTCTGTAGTCTCTACTGCATTTTTGTTGTATGTCGCTTTGATACGATCCATCAACATTGGTATGTGCATAAAAGCAACCGTATGCCCTTTAGCTTTAACTGCTTTTGCGATAGCGTATGCTAGGTGGCTTTTACCAGTTCCGTATGAACCTTGCAATATTAATGATTTTGGCTCTTTTGTAGAGAAGCCTTGAACGTACTCTATTGCTGTTTGTTTAGCGTGTACTTGTTTTTCATTTTGTGGCTTGTAGTTTTTGACTGTTGCATCTCTTAAAGACGGATTAACGTTTGATTGATTGAATATGTTGTTTATCTTCCGTTGCTTGTTTCGCTTATATTCCTCATAGATTTCACATTTGCAACCGTCTTTATACTCGTAACCATTCGGGTGTTTTTTAGTAGGAGCAAACTTATATAAGTCGTATTCACTTCCACATCTCTCACATTTCAATCCTTTTTCGACATGAGTAGGTTGATATTTTTTCAAGCTTTCGTTTATCTTTTCGCTGAATAGTGGTTTCATAATATCCCCCTAATCCCAATAACTTTCGTCGTACTTCATGCGTTCCAATTGATTCGTGCCAGTTGGTTGTATTTTTTGATTGAGGTACCCCTCAAATTTACTGCCAAAAAGTGTTTCTGGTCTAAGGTATTTATCGCTATCCGTGTTTAACCATTCAGCTGTTTTGATATCAATCACCTTTTTAAAATCCTCCAACCTAAAATCTTGATTCCATCTTGCTTTAATAAAATCTTTTGTTTTAGCTGTATTATGTTTAAAATGCTTTCCTGCTTTTTTATTTAAGTATTCGATAATTTCTTTATAGGGAATGGAAGACACCGTCGGGTTGCCCGACAATATACTTCCTTCATTATTAGTATTGTTATTATTAGTTAAATCATTATTAGTACTATTATTATTAGTAGTATGCGATTTACCATTAACGGTTTTTCCATTGTTGGTTTTACCGTTAACGGTTTTTCCAACGTTGGAAAATCGAATGTGGTGCGGTTGCTCATATACTAAGTACTCATAACCATTTAACCTACCACTTTTATCACGTTTTCTACTACGTTGAATGTATCCAATTTCTTCCAGTTCCTTGATTCCACTCTTTAAACCGCTAAGTCCATCAGTTGAATGTTGCTCTAGTTCTGTTTCGTAAATTTGCCAGTTATCAGGTCGACTTAACAAATAAAGTAGAATACCTTTAGCCTTCCAACTTATATTAGAATCATGTATAAAATCTTTGTGTACTGTGACAAAGTTACCTGATTCTTTGTAAACTCTAAATGTTGCCATTTCGTTATCTCCTTTCTGGTATAATTTTGTTATCGCTACTGCGTTAGATTGGGGGTGAATAAAATATGGAAAAACCTTATATGTTAACATATGATTTAAACTCACCCGGACAAAAATATGAGGAATTGAGAAATGTTATAAAAAAGGAAATTTCTAATGGTCATTGCAATTATTGGAAATCTTCATTTTTATTCCGTTCTTCTTTATCAACTTCAGAAATGATAGAAAAGTTGAAACCTTATCTCGATTCTGGAGATAAGCTGTTTGTTACAGAAATAGTCAATAACAAACAAGGGTGGTTAACAAAAGAACAATGGGATTTTATCAACCATAATATTTTTATTTAGGTTCTTTTATTGAATCTTTTGTTATATCAGGAAAACCTTTAGAATCCTCAGGGGTAAATTTTTTAATTTTTTTAGCGCTTCTAATCTCTTCCGCCAAGATGACGATTAGGAGTGCTATTTTTATTATTCTTAGTCTATTCATTCCTTTTTCTCTCCTTTCAGCATTTTATTGAGCCTCTCATCAACTTTTATCCACGAGTCATGCAAGTGGTATTTATCATTAAACGACTTAACGCCAATCGCATGTTGCTCGTTATGATGTTCGCGACATAACGCTAATACATGTTTGTCATAGTGATTCATCTTATTTCTGTTCATGCCTCTGCCAACTGCTTCATAATGTGCTAGGTCAGCGTGAGGCTTTCCGCATATTACACAGTTGCGGTTAACAGTTGACCAGTATAAGAATGATTTATCTTGTTTCAGCAAGTCGCTTGTTTTATAACTAAGCGGTATGTCGTTGTGAAATATCCAATCGAGTGTTACCTCGATAATTTGATTCGCTTGCATCCGTGTACAGTCACTTAACGAAATACT